CTGAAACCCCGGAAGCTAACGAAGCCTTGGCCACAGCCATGGCCGCCGTCAACGGCGCAGCATTCGCGCTGATCTTTACCTCTAACGATTTGTCGGGCATGTTTCGCTATCAACCTTTACCGGAAAAAACTAATGGAAATCGTGCTCTTCCTGATCGTCCTAGGCCTCTATTTCACGCCGGTTTTCGTTGCGAGTTCCCGGGACCATCCAAACACCGGCGCCATTCTCGCCCTCAACATCCTACTCGGCTGGACGCTGCTGGGCTGGGTCGCGGCTCTCGTCTGGGCAATGACCAGCCCCGCGCCCACCGTGGCACCCGCGAACCCCGTTCCGGCATCCGCCGATGCGAACGCCGTTCGCGCAATGAAAACCTGTCCGGCCTGCGCTGAGGAGGTCCGGGGCGCCGCGACCCTCTGCCGTTTTTGCGGCCACGTTTTCAGCTAACGCTTCGCAAAGCCCAAATAATGTGCCCCCTGCACATGCAGCGGCGGGAATTTTTTCCAGTGCCTCACGAGCGCTTTATAGTGGTCCCAGCTCATGGCATTTATCTGCGCTTCGGTCAGATGCAGCGCCGTCGCCAGCAACGCGTAAATCTCGGCCCAGTCCAGTTCGTCTAGGCGGATTCCTCCGCCAAAGCTTCCCCCGGTTTTTTGTCTCCTGCCCCCTTTGGCTCGAAATACCCGATCATGACGCCTATCGTGTTGCGCGCCTCCATCAACTCAGCCAATTGCACACCCCGAATTTTCTGAAATTCCGCCGCCACCAGGTCAGGCCGCGCAGCCTCCACGGCCACCTGCACGATCGTCCTCAGTGCGTCCATCTCAACCAAATTGCTTGGAATTCTTGTCCCACCGCTCGCCAGCAACGGCACAATCCGCGTCACCTGCCCCAAATCCAGCGGCAGAATCTCAAACTCATGCCCCGCCAGAATAACCGTCTTGGACCCGATCATTGGTTGGTGCTCCAGTCAAACACGCGTCCTATCGGGTCGGCCATCGGCATGAACGAAACGTCATTGACGGTGAAATCCTCGTTCTTGAAATCGAAATTCCAGTCGGTCGAAACCGTTTTATAGAAGAACAAATTCAGCCCGTTGCCTCCGAACTGATTCGTCAGGTTCAACTGATAGAACGTCGCACTCCCCATCAACTGGTTGTAAGCCGTTATGCGGGACCCGGAGACCGTCTGGTTATACCGGTAGCTCACCAGCACCGTCACACCCGAAGCCGCGTCCGCCGCGCTGAAAAAATACGCGCCGGTCGAGGTGTTGACCGAATACTGCCCCGCCGCCGGCGCCGAGGCGACATAGGTCAGTTGCGCGCCGGTCAGCGCGTTGAACACGCCCAAATCCTGCTGGAAGCTGCTCGGATTCGCGACAACATAGGTCGGCCCGAAAACGATCGCGGCGCCGCTGGCCACGGTTCCCGAAATCGCCTGATTCAGCGTGACGGAGGTGCCGGTGAACGAAACGACGTAACTGTTCGCGGCGATATTCGTTCCCGTCACGCTCTGGCCAATCACAACCCCGGTGGTCGAGGCAAATGGCAGCGTCGCGCCGGTATTGGTCACCGCGTTGGTGTTCAGCGTCACGGTGGTCAGCGTGATGCCCGTTCCACCCTCATTGATCACCTGCACCGCCTCGCCCGTCGTCGTGGTGCCGCCCACGAACAAATCATTCAGCGCCGCAGCCTGGATTTTCGCGAATTTCGCGCCGAGGTCGATGGTCCGGGACCCTCGGCCCACGGCCACCGGGTCCTGGTATTGCCCATACAGGCCGGTGGCCTTGAACTTCATCTTTACGCTGATATCCTGCAACGTCCCCAGGACGCGCGGCTGCGGCACGGCTATATCGGTGCGGACCGCCGTCAACGTGCCCGCGCCGAAATTATATTGTTCCAAGGCCATCCTACGTTCCCTTCGTTAAAATGCCGCGGCGATCGCGGCGATCAGTTGACCCGATGCCGCCTCGACCAGGTGAAAAACATCCACCGGCAGATTGCCCAGATTGTTGTTCCGCCAGGTCAGATAGATCGTTTGCGCCTTCGCCAGTTTCTCGGCCGCACTGGCGCCAGGCTGCGCCGCCAGCGCCTGTTCCACCGCGGCCGCAATCGCTTCGGCATTCGCCGAACTGTCCGAAATATCGTTCATCAAAAACTCCGTCTCAGGAAGTGGTCAAAATCTTGACCGGAATAATCGCGCCGGCCTGCCCGGTCAGCGCGCCGTCATCTTTCTTAATCGTGCCTTCGATCCAAAGCCGCTGCACCAGGCCGCCCAGCGTCTGCACCTCGGCCACGCCCGTCGGCGCCAGTTGCGCCTCGACATTGCCGATCAACACGTCCAGCTCGATCCCCGGCGCCTCATTCACGTCCGAGGTCCGGTAGTAGACGATCAGCTCCGCGGTCATGATCACCTTCGCCGGCAGGTTAAACCGGTCGCGCGGCAAATATTCATCATCGTATCGCCGCAAAAACAGCGCCGGCTGCACCGCGTCACTGGACGGAAACAACAGCCTCTGCCCCACGGTAACGAACCCCGGTGTGGTCTCGATCAGCGCAAACAGCGCCGCATAGATGCCGGCGCGATTGATCATGCTTCGGTTGCGTCCTCAACCGCTTTTTCCATCGCCGCGAACGCGGAACCGGCGATGTCATGCAGTGGTCCGCGCAGGAAACTATGAGCCTTAACATTTGTCCAACGCTCAATTTCCATCGGCGGAGTAAGGATATAAGCAAACAGGTGTGTCAGCTTCATATCGATCTCGCGCCGGCTGCCATATTCCAAGGCCCCAGCCTTCCCGAAGTCCTCAGTCACGCCGACAATGCCGGTGACGCTGTTTGCGTCCTGAACGACACGTTGCTTAATCGTCGAAGCCAGCTTACCTGTGCGTTTCGGCGCCTCGCCCAGAACCATTTCCCAAAGTTCATTCGTTGAGGCTCTTATTGCCTCCACTAAATTGACCCTGGCCACCTGCGGAAACTTGTCGAACCGCAGCGAGACGTTTCGCTCACCGATAATTTCCAGCCCAATTTCCATCACGCCACCACCATGAACCGATAATTATCCAACAAATCCGCGATATCCGCCGGCAAATTGCCATCCGGGCTAGGGTTCACCCAATACTTCACGTTGCCCATTTGCGGGGTGCCCTGCTCCATCACGCTCGGGTCACGCCCTCGTTGCCAATAGGCTTTCTTCGTCATGCGGGAACACGCATCATCAATATCGCTCGGTATCGTCGCAAACCCCGCCGTGTAAATCACCACCGTCTGGATGGGGTCCCACCGCCGCGGCAGACCCGATGAAGCATCCAACCGAATCAACTGGCTCTTCGCCTGGTCAATCGCGAAATCTGTCCCTTGCGTCAGCGTATAAGCCCCCGCCGGATCATTCACCGTGATCGATGTCACGGAAATCAACGGCAGTTTCGAAAGCTGGAGCTTCGTCCGGCTCTCATCCAGATAGTAACGATAATAATAAGTCAGAAAATTAAACTGGTCCTGGATCGTCTCCACGGGAAACTGCCTGTTGCAGTATTTCGCGATGGCGGCGGAGTTCAAAGTAATCTGCCGGGAAAGCCAGGTATCAATCGTCGTGTCGTCTCCAAAGGTAATCGTCGACCCCGCCGGTACGTCGCCAGCGACGGCGGTGCTCAGCGTCACGCTGGTCGCGGTCAGGCTTTGCACCGTCGTTCCCGTCAAAATATTCGTCCCGTTGACCTGATTACCCTTCGCAATTCCCGCCGTCGCGCCAAACGGCAGCACGTTTCCGCTCGGCACATCGGCACTGGTTGTGAACGGCGTTCCCGCCGGCACGTTCAAGTCAGTCTTCACATTCGCCAGCGTCGTCAGATCATAGCTGCTCGCCGGCGTCACGACGGTGGTGATCAAATCCATCGGATCGGCCTCAAAACACCGTGGTCAACGTAAGACCAAGGGTGACCAGCGCCGCCTGATTTACCGGCGAACCATACGTCCCGGATCGAATTTTTAACGTGTTGACTGACCGCCAGAGCGTCGGGTCAAGCGCCAGGAAATGCCCAGCGGTGACCGGATAAACCAGATTTCCGGCCGTGCTGTCCATCTCGTAAAACGTCACGCCGCCATCGGGCGAAAACTGAAAGCTGATCGAGGCCGCCGTCCAGTTCGACGGAATCACAATGCCGTGCAGCGTCAAAGGCGAGATATTTGCGGCGCCGGACAAAGACTGCCCGGCGCTTATCGTCACGTTGGTGATAAGCGCGGATGCTTGATTAACCGGCACGGCAGTTTCCCTTCGTTAAGCAAAAGGCGAAGAAATTCGTCCTCGCCTCGCTTGCTTCAGACGGTTTTTAGTTGGTGTACGTCGAAAGCGGCGTCGCCTGGTGGTAATCCGTCAGCGGGAAAAGTTCCGCTTCCGTGATATTCGCGGCATTCGAGGCGCTGGTGGTGATGTTGATCGTCCTGTAGCCGTTCGTCACATCCATGCACGCCGCCGCGGTGATCTCGAAGATGACGATCTTGTCCGCGACCGTCGCATCGGTCGCGAAGCTGGCCGCGGCCGTCTGCGCCACGAAAGCGTCGCTGGCCGCGGTTGCATCGTTCAGCCAGATCGGCACGGCCGCGGAAAGCGCCTTCGCGCCGGTCCCGCTCACGTCCTTGGCCTGCTGGATGGTCAGCGTCACCGGGGCGGCATTGCCCTGATTGATGTGCACCTTGATATACGCCTTATCGACCGAACGAATATTCCTGAACGGCGAAGACCTGCCGCCCGCATCCGCCGCCGGCGCCAGCAATGCAACCGGCGGAATGGCATAGGGCAGAATGAAATTGAGAGCCATGAGATTTCTCCTGAAAGATGGTTGAAACCGGCACACCGCGGCGCCAGTCGATGCGAATAGCCCCTACCGGCTCTGCAAGGTCACGAACGGTGATTTCAGCTCGCTGCCCTTGAACGGCGTCAGCGGCGCGTACCACATCGGCCGCCCGTCGACGCGATAAGTGATGCGGAACACCATCTCATCCGTCAGGAAGGCCACATGCATGGACGTCTGGGCATTGATGCCGCCCTTGTCCACCAGTTGATACTGGCTGAAATCCGCGAGCATGATGTCGCCCTCGGTGGTCAGCGCATTGTTGTATTCCGTCGGTATCACCGGGCGCCCGAACAGTGTTGCGTAGGGTGAAGAGGAAAGGCCGCCCGGCGGCATGAACACCAGCTGACCGCCGGCGGTGGAAACCGCTTGGTTCAACGCGAAAAGCTGCGGCTCGATATCCTGGTTGATATACCAGATCGCGTTCTTGCGGGACCGTATCCAGCACTGGCTCCACATCTGCATCAGGTTCGCCGAAAGAATCGTCCCCGTCGCCTGGCCGGCAACCTTCGCCACCGTCACCCGCGCCGGCGAGTTCATGATCCCGAATGGCTGGCCCGCGCCCGTGCCTTCAAAAATCGAATCCTCGGTCATAAACATGACTTCTTCCGAGAACGCGGTGCTGGCGATCGACGTCAGCGCCGTCGAATCCTGCAGCAGTTCGTCCGTCATATACATCACGGACATCAACTTCTTCAGCGAGAATTCAACCTCACGGAATTTTGGCTTGGTGAAGTTCGGCGTCTGCCCCTCGCCGACCCAGTAAGATTGCACGCCACCCCAGCGGCTTCCGGTGGCGCGGCTCGTTTCGTCGATGGCCTTGATCTTCACGCCGTTCGAATTGGAACTGATCGGCAATTTATTGCAGGCGCCCAGAATGTCGCCCATCTGATGCGCCAACATGAAAATCGCTTGCGCGAAATCCGTCTGCACCAGAAAGCCGCCGCCCGTGGGATCCACTTCGCCGGCGCCGGTCGGCGCGCGCACCAGCCGGTTATCCGCATCGGCCTTGCCGCTCAGATAATAGCGGGCAATGCTCTGCAGCTGCTCGCCCAGGTTTTTGAAATCCCGGTCAGCCCGCGGCACGAAGCCCATATCGGCGCGCGCCTGGCGCAAGAAATCGTCATAAGTGCGCTGCCGATGGGTCGCGCCGATCAAGCTGCTCCCATGCGAATAGCTCGTATCGAGCGACGCAAAATTTCCCGGCATCACCCCGCCGGGGGCACGCGACGGCGCGCCCGGCTGCAGGCCGTCTTCGCCCGCCGGCTTGCCGAGCGCCGCGGCCCGCTGCAGCGCGTCTTCCAGCCTTCCCAGTTCCCCTTCCATTTCCAGAAGTTCCTTACGCGCGGCGTCATATTTCTCCTTATCCGCGGCCAGGGTGATCAAATTATCAGTCGCCCTGCTGATCGCCTGGCGCAGTTCCAGCGTACGCTTGCTCATGCCATTTTCCTTTTCGGGCATAAAAAAAGGCACCTCACGGTGCCGCCAATCCACGCCAGACAGCGGGGAATTTCGTCATTCATTGGTCAAACCATATTTACGCTTCAGCGCCTCGGCCTCACGCAAGCGCCGTTCTGTTTCATCGTCAGGACCACTGGCCGCCGCCTCGCACACGCCCATGATCATGTCGCACGCATCCGATATCTGGCCGTGCGCCGCCCTCAGCGTTTCTTCATTCGCGGCGGAAAGCACTTTGCCCGCGCGAATAAAACCCTCGATCAATTTGATCGGGTCACGCGCTTCTCTACCGCGTTTGCGCAGCGCCGCCTCCATACGCAGCAATGTCCGGGACCCATCGCTCGCTGCCGCGGCCACCAGCGTCTCCGGCGCTTCCACGATCATCATCTCTTCCGCGCCTCCCAGCGCCGAGAGCATCTCGCCCACCTCCTCGGCCGCCATGTTTACCAGCGTCTCGCCCAGCATCTTCAGCGCCGCCAGCAGCTGCGCCGGCACGTCGCTGTCATCCTCTTCCCATTCTTCTTCCCATGCGGATTCGGATTGCAGGTAGCCCAGCTCCGCCACCAAATAGGCAAGCTGGCAGACATCATAAAGCCCGCGCTTTTTCGCGGCGCCCCGTCTCGGTTTTCCCGCACTCGGCATTCTCGCAGCCCTCCGAATCTCTTCCAGTTCCCGGCGGCGCACCATCGCGAACCCACCGCTGTCCAGCGCGCGCTCCAGCCATTGATGCATCGGTCCGGTATCGATCCCAAGCCCACGCGCCGTCACCAGCGCGCTCGGCATCGCCGGCACCGGCACCTGGCTCACCTCCAGCAGTTCCTGTTTCAGGAAATCTATGCCGCCCGCGCGCCCCTTATCCTGGCTGAACCGGTACTCTATCGGATTCCAGCTCACCGATACGGCGTTCAGCAAATTCGCTTTGACCATCCGGTAAACCGTGTCCGCGAACGGGTAGATATCGGCTTCCGCGTATTCCACATCGCCCATCAACCGGTCGCCGGAAACGCCGATATTCACCACCCGCCCAATCGGCAACGCGCTTGAATCATGCGCCCACAAAAACACGGGGTTGCGCAGGTAATTCACCAAATCCCAGCCGGCCGTGTTGATCGTATGATTATCACGCGCCACGGCCGAGCTGGAAAACTCATACCGAATCACCCGCCCATTATCATCCGCCTGCGGCTTCTCTGCGGTGGCGCGGAAGAATTTCTGCATCATTCAGGCCACAACGTGTTGCGCGAACTCGATTTTGAGCTTGAACTCCTCAAAATCCTCGCAGTTCTGAACATTCGATTGCCCGAACGCGCGTAGTACGACCGAACCGTCGCGAATGCCAGACGCAATCGTCTCCAGCTTCCTGCAAATGATCTCTTCATCTTCGAGGCCAAACCTAAAATTTGGTTGTTTCGCATCTTCGCTCATCGGCGCACCCTTACGCCCCGTCCGTCAGCTCGGCGGGGACCGCGGGAAAGGAGTCGAAGTAATAATATTCCCCCAGCTTGTAGCTTTCCAAAACCGCCGGATTGTTGACGGTGATCTCAAAACTGCCGTTCGGCGTCGCGTCATAGAAACGGAGGTCTTCCGGTGTCGTATCGTCATAGCTCGTTTGGAACTTAAACGTCCTCTGCGGTTTGTTACCGGCATACGCATGCTGCGTGACCGAAACCAAAAGCATTTTGCAGCGAACTTTCATGTCTCTCTCCTTCAGATTTCAATCACTCGGCGCCGGGTCGCCGCCATCTTCCGGCGGGCGTCCGCCGCCCTCCGCGCCGTCGCCGGTCACATCACTGCCAGGCTCCGTCTGGTCATCCGGGTTCTGCGGGTCATTCCCGCCCGGCAAATTCTGGCCCAGGAACACGTCGCTGTTGGCCGGCGCCATGTTCACCGGCCGCATCACCACGTCTCCTTCAGGCCCAATCGGGTTCATCCCTTCGGCAATCCGGATTTCGTTAATTGTCAGCCAGCCCATCTGGCCAATCCGGTACGCCGCATACCGCGCCGCCAAATCCGCTCGCAAAATTTTTGCAAGATTGAGGCTGACAAACAGCCCCTCCGCTTCCAACCCGAACGTGAAGGCAAACCGCTGCTCGATGATGTCAACGTAAGTCATCAGCGTGTTGTTCAGATAATCTTGCGCCATCTGTGTCTGATTGGCACGAGAGATTTTTGAATCCTCACCAATCATATAGGCCGGCACGCGGAAAATCCTGGCGATATCGACGTTCTGGTAATTCCGTCCCGCCAGAAACTGCATATCCGCCATCGTAAGCGACAGCGGTTTCCATTCGAGTCCCTTTTCCACAACGATCACGTCGCCGGCATTTTCCAGCCCGGCATTCCGTTGTTGAAACTGCGCCTTCAATTTCAAGCCAATTTCGTCGGAGACTTTCTTGTCCGCGACGAACATGCCAGACGGTTTCGCGCCGCGCCCCACCGTCCGGCTCATCAGCTGCTCCATCGCCGCCGCCAGGCCAATCGCTTCCCGGCACATCGCGATTTTCGAAACGCCAAGCAGCCCGGTCCCCGAAAGCCCCTTCCAGTGCAGCACGTCCTCATACGGCACGAATAGCGGCACGTTCTGCAGCACCGCCAGCTCGTGCAGCCCTGTCCGGGTCACCACGAAAAACAAATCGCCCGTCGGCGCTTCCCATAACGAGACCCGGTCCGGGTTGATCGGCACGAACATAATCGGGTCGCCGCGCCGGTTACGCAGCAGAACCGTGTAGGCGTTGCCGCGCAACAGCAGCGCCGCGATCTGCATCTGGCAGAACTCAAACCACGTCTGCCAGTCATTCGGCCTGGTCAGCAGCGGCACCAGCGGATGGTCCGTAACCGCGTCCTTCCCGCCATCCGCGCGCCGGCGATATAGCGCCGGCTGCAGCTTGGAAACATCCTCGCTGATGATCCCCACGCAAGCCATCACGGCGCTCACCTGCAGGGCCGTCTGCATGTTGATGTTCACGCCGGTCAGCGAAGGCGATGACCACCAGTTATCCGAAAATGCGAACGGTGTGCTGGAAGACCCGGACCGCGAAAACGTCGGCTCGCGGCGCATTTTGAGTCCGGAACGAGCGAACGCCGTTCGCACCGGCCACTCCCGCGTCGCTGTCAAACTCAAACTCATCCGATATCCTTAAAAAACCTGAATCCCAAAACTCAGCGAATCGTTTTCAGTCTCACTTTGCGTGGCGCGGCCCGTCGCCATGATCAGCGCCACCACGCCGTCGATCCGGTCACCGGACTTCTCCTTGTCCGGTTTCATGTTCCCGGCCGGGTCCGTCTTCACGTCCAAATTCAAAACGTTCCAGGTCAGCACCGGATGGTCGCCATGCGCAAGCAACTGTCCGGCCACCAGCCGCAAAAACTCCCGCGTCGGCCCCGCCATCGAGGACATGCCCTGGCGAAATTCGAACATCGGATACCCGTCATCCTGCAATTCCAGCGCGAGCTGCGTGGCGTTCCAAGGGTCATACCCCACGCTCACGATCTGAAATTTCTTTCTGTCCTCCTCCAGCGTATGCCGTATCGCCCGGTAGTCGATCACGTTGCCGTCCGTCGCCGTCAGCGCGCCCTTGTCGCGCCACTGGTCATAAGGCACGTGGTCGCGCCGCGCGCGCTTTTCGATGTTCTCCTCAGGCACAAAAAACCGGCAAAGCACGGGCCAAACATCCTCGCCCTCTTCGGGCTCGAAGATATAGGCCAGCGCCGCCAGGTCCGTTGTGCTCGCCAGGTCCAGCCCGGCGTGGCAGCGGCGCCCGCTCAGCTTCTCTTCCATTTCGTCCCATGGCGTATCGCCGGTGCAGGCCATCCACTGCTCGCTGTCGATGGCCCGCCGCGACTGCATCACCCACTGGTTGAGGTGAAGCTGCCTGAAGGTGTTCTGGTAAGCCAGCAGCTCGTCGGCCTTCTTCGCTTGCGCCTTGAAGTATTCAGCCTTCAGGCTTTCCCCGTACCCCGGATTGGCCTTGCGCCAGGTCGCCTCGCTCCGCCAGTCTTCCTTGTCGTCCGCGCCATAGATCACCACCAGCATCTCGTGATCGTCGATCACGCCGTCCCGCACCTTTACCGCGTAATTGTGCATCTGCCATCCAAAGGACTTTTTGTCCTTGCCGGCCGTCGTCGCCATGAACTCGATAGGCTGGCGCCTAGCGCCCTGGCTGGTATGCAGCACGTCGTACAAATTGCGGTTCGGATAGGCGTGCACCTCGTCCATGATCAGGCAGGATGCGTTCAGGCCGTCCTTCGTCTTCGCATCGGCCGAAAGCGGCCTCAGCAACCCGTCGAGCTCGCCGCAATAGATCGACTGCGCAAACAATTCGCAGTGTTTCATCAAATCCGGGCTCGCCCGTATCATGTTGTAGGCCTCCCGAAAAACGATCTTCGCCTGGTTTTTATCGGTGCCCGCCGTATAGACCTCGGCGCCCCGTTCCCCATCGCCAATCAGTCCCAGGATGCCCACGCCGCCGCACAGCGTGCTCTTGCCGTTCTTCCGCGGCACCTCGATCCAGCAGGTCCGAAACCGCCGCAAACCGTCGCTGCGGCGCTTCATGCCGAAGAAGGGCCGGATGATATCCCGTTCCTGCCATCTCGCCAGCCTGAACGGCTTGCCAGCCCACTCGCCTTTCCAATGCCGCAAATACCGCGGAAAAAACTCCACGGCCGCCTCCGCCGCCGCTTCGTCCATGTAGAAGTCGTCGGCCTCAGGCATTCCCGGCCGTCCTCAAAATCCCCAACGGCGAATCCGGCCGCAGCGGTTGCGTCTGCCCGGCAGCGCCACCTTCCAGCGGCAGCAGCGGCTGCTCCGGCTGCCTGGTCGCCGCCACCACGGAATGCGCCCTGATTCGGCTTACCGAAGTCATCCCAAACTCACGCTGCATATCCCGAATCATCCGCCGGCAATCACGTTCAATATCCAGTTCCGGCCGCCGTCTCGTGTAGCTGCCATGCTTGGACTCGACCGTGTATGTCAGCCCCTCGGCATCGATGATCGCCTTCGCGTCCTGATACCGCTTAACCGTCTCGACATACATCTCAAACGCGCTCATGTCGCTCTGCCGCAGCAGGTTCAGGTTGCCAACGCGCTTGATCTCCCGAACCCAGATTTCCTTCTCCCGGTCGCCCAAATGCGCCGGCGCCGGAAATTCCTGGTGCACCTCAACCGGCGCCGGCGCCATCTCCTCAAGCCGCTTCTCCCCAGGATTCCCTTGCGCCTTCTTCAGATCGTCCGGCTTAGCGTGGCGACCCATCCTCCCACTCCAAAAAAAATATTTTCAAAATTTCTCCGGCACACACGCGTCATCAAAACGCGGTTCCGACGGCGTATAGCGATGGTTTTTAAACCCCCACCCCTTCAGCGGTTCCACGACTGATCGCGCGAGGTACGCGCTGAGTGATGCGGGTGACAGAACGGACGCAGGTTTGACCAACGCAGTCTTAAATCAGGATGCGTCTTCGGGCTGAGGATGTGATCCACATCCGTCGCGTCGCACTCACATCCCGGTTCGCAGCACTTCGGAAACCTATTGAGGAATTGCTTCCTCACCGCCCGCCACGCCGCGTCATAGATGGCGTTCTTTTCCGGCGCGCGTGCCCGATCATACTCCCGGCGCCTCACCTCCGGCGGCTTGTAGCCGGGCGGGCGATGCGTCGGCGGCTTGCTAGGCACTAGCTCAACAAAACGCCCGCACCATTGCTAGTGCGGGCGCGTCTATCGAACATGGGCTTTTCTTTCCAATAACGTGGAGGCGTGTCAAGCGCATGACTTTGACCTGCCGCATTCATCAACCCAGCCGCCATATTCCGCGTATCGGTGAAGGCTTTCTCTAACTAGCCGTTTGACGGTGCGTTGATCCATTCGCCACGATTCGGCAATCTGCCGACATCCGAAATTATCGACGGCGACTAGCATCACCAGGGCAGCTAAGGTGCT